CAAAAATTGAAATCTGAGAAAAAGCAAAACGCCTCCGGCGGCAGTCCGAACACCAACTGCTACATATGCAAGAAGCGTTTTTACGCGTGGCGTCTAAAGGACGACAAAACCAACTGCTGCTCCATAGAATGTAAGAGCGCTTACGTCCGATCTCAGACACCAGAAAAGCAGAGCCTAAGAAAAATGAGCAAAGCCATAGCCCTCTCCAGAACTCACAGCCTTACACCCGCACAGTCGGCGTCCATACGCGGCCAGATTGCTGGCCTAATGAACGAGCAAATCGGCCACGCCAACGAGGTCGTTCTGGGCATAAGAGAATGGGGGCCAACACAGGCTCGCGTGTTCTCCACGATGCTAAACAAGATCGTCCCTGACCTATCGGCCAGCTACCACCAGCACGAGCACGCCGTGAAGGACGTCATCGATATGTCCCGCGACGAACTCGAACGCATAGCCGCCGGAATTGACGCAATAGAAGAAGAGGTAGTACCAGATGAAGCTGACAAATAAGCAAGACGAGGCCATTCCCTCACGCATAAGCCTAAACGACTTCGGGAAGGCCATGTCTCAGCTCGATTTGTCGGGCATCCCCAAGGAAAAGATAGCTGCGGCCATCCACGATCATCTTACAGGCATCATGGCAGAGACAATCATGTCTCCCACAGCCGCGTTTGACCTCGCGATGTCCCGTAAAATGCGGCACAGACGCCACTAATGGCCACTCCAAGCCAGCGAGAGGCGGCAAAGTACCTCCTCAAGCTCCGTGACGCCCAAGATAGCTTTCTTGGGTTCGTCAATTTGAACTATCCTGACTGGAAGCTGGGAGATTTTCAGCTCGAACTCATAGATGCGCTCGACAAACTGGAAAAAGGCACCCTCGGCGTCAACAATTTGCTGATAACCATGCCCCCACGGCACGCAAAGTCTACATTTGGCACCGTTTTGTTCCCATCTTACTTCATGGCCCGTCGCCCAGCGCGATATACTATGTCTTGCTCCTATAACTCGCAGCTTTCCATCGACTTTGGACGCCAAGTCCGCACGGTTGTGGAAGATAAGACGGTACACCAAGCCTTCCCCGACTTTGGCCTCTCTCAGGACAGCCGATCCGCAGAAGTATGGCGCACCGAGCACGGTGGAGCCTACTTTGCAGTGGGTGTTGGCGGCACAACCAGTGGACGCCCAGCCAATCTTCTCCTTGTGGACGACCCCATCAAGTCTCGCGAAGACGCGGAGAGTATGACCCAGCGAAACCGTACATGGAACTACTACACCTCTGCTCTGGCCACCCGCTTACAGCCAGAGGAAGACGGCACCCCCGCCAAGCAAATAATAATCCTTACCCGCTGGCATCCAGACGATCTTGCTGGCCGTCTGATGGACACGGACGATTGGAAGGAAGGGCGTTGGCATCACGTCAACTTCCCCGCCATCAAGACGGTCAATGCAAAGACCAAGACATCTCGCCGCGCTCTCCCCAAGGATCACCCGATGTATGCAGAGGCGGGGTCACTTGTCAGCCTCTCTCACTCCAAGCGCAGCGTCTACCTTGAAGAGGAGGAAGCCCTCTGGCCCGAGCGGTTTTCGCTTGAAGAACTCAAGCGCAGGGAACGTCTCAACCCCCGCGAGTTTGCCAGCCTGTATCAGCAGCAGCCGTACATCCAAGGCGGCAATATAATTAAGACGCAGTGGTGGCAGCGCTACCCCAAAGACCTATCGCCAGAGAACTTCCACACCCTCGTCATTACGGCTGACACAGCCTTTAAGAAGACCGAGACTGCTGACTATTCCGTGGCCGTAGTCGCGGGGATGGATCGTAACGGCGACATATATATCGTGGATATAGTACGCGGAAAGTACGACTTCCCCGAACTCAAGCAGCGGCTCATACGCATAAACAACCAGTGGCGCGGACGTGGCCTGAGAGCCATGTACATCGAGGACAAGGCCAGTGGGCAATCCATTATACAGGAGTTGAAACGGGAGAGCGGCATGTCCGTCATTCCGTACAAGGTCAACGCCGACAAGGTATCTCGCGTGAACAGCATTCTGCCTCTCATCGAGGGTGGACGGGTCTACCTCCCAGAGGAAGCCCCTTGGCTAGACGACTTCGCTGACGAGGCTGTAGCCTTTCCCAACGGCAACCACGACGATCAGGTAGACGCAGTCACAATGGCCATAGACGTTCTTTCCCGCACCTCAGTTTCGCCCGAGGCTTTCGCCCTGCACGGCGACGCCACACAGTCCCTCAATAATATCTCCGACATGGAGAGCGCCTTCGGCAAGTCACTCGGCACCCACATAACTAAAGCAAAAGCAAAATGGGCTGGCTGGGGAACCCTTTAGGACGACGACCTTTTTAAATGAGAGTAAAAACAAATCATGGCAAACTCTGGAACACAGTCTTACAGGAACGCGGGATATTCCTCTGGCCCCAACGAGGGGGTCATTGTCGATCTGTCGCCTTATGCAGAGCAACTTACGAACTACGAGGATATTTCTCACCTCCTGTCGGAGGAGGAAGAGCGCAAGATCGTGGACTATGTGAAGTCTATGGTCGATATGAGTTACAACAAAATATCAAAGCGCTACGATCATTGGAAAGAGGCCGACCGAGCGCACGATGTTTATGTCCCGCCAGACGCGACAACGTACAGAGAAAAGGCAGTCATTGCCGACACTCGCGCCATAGCTGACACAGTCCTGACTTACATGATGGCCGCTCTATCTGGCCGTAACCCCATGTTCCAACTCGAAGGGCTGAACAGAAACTCCCGCCAGTCTGCCATGATTTTAGAGCGCGTCTTGCACCAGCAGATGCGCCGGACGGCAGGCGAGGCCAGAATAGCCCAGATGCTTCTCGACAGTATTCGCTACGGCTTTGCTCCGACAAAGGTTGTCTGGAATGCCAAGACCAACCAGAACCAGATCATTAACTTCGACCCCCGTCGCGTATTCCCTGACCCTCGGGTCAACTGGGGCGACTGGGAGAACATGCAGTACATAGTCTTCTCTGACTACTGCGCTTTCAACACGCTCCTCTACTCGGGCCTTTATCCCAAGCTGAAGAAGTTCCCCGCTCTTCGCCACAGGCTGTCTTCCTCCAGACAGTCGTGGAATGCCCACCATTGGCACCAAGAAGAGGGGCGTGGCCTGTCCATCGACCCATCGTCTCCCAACCAGCGCGAGCGCAGCGACCATGCCTACTTTACCCTTGGTGACGCACGCATTGTTGACGAGACTTGGGTACGCATGTCAGGCCACGAAATTGGCGTTCCATCCATCGAGCAAATCTTCTTTGTCATCACAATCCTTGATGAGAACGTCGTGATCCGCTTCCAGCTCAATCCATACGGCCAGCAGTTCCCCGTCGCAATCGGCGGCTTGTACCAAGACACGCACAAGACTTACGGCCAAAGTCTCTACGACTTACTCCTTCCGATGCACGACATTGCGACCTATCTGCTCCGCAGCCGCATCGACAACGTGCAGGCCGCTCTCAACAATCTCATATTTGTAGACCCCACCCAAGTCAGCGTTCCTGACCTCATAGACCGCAATCCGTGGGGGGTCGTCCGTACACTGCCTGGCGCGAAGGCTGGGGATGGCGTCTTTATCGCTCAAGTACCAGACGTAACGCGTGGCCATTTCAACGACATCGCGCACATGTCCGACCTCAAGCAGCGCGTCAGCGCAGCCTCAGACGCCCAGCAAGGGATGCCCACAAGCGATGGCATAAGGACGGCCACCGAGATACAGCGGCTCACCCAGCTAGGCTCTCAACGTCTTGGCGTGATCTCCAGAATTATGTCCGCCACGACCATACGGCCAATGGTCAGGATGATGACAAACAACATACAAGACGCTCTCACGATGGAAGGCTCGATCAAGGTCGATCCAGACAACATGCCCACCCAACTCTCAAGCTCTGTGGACGACGGCTACCTAGACTATGACGTTGCCAAAGACCTTCAAGGCGACATCGACTACCTCGTCATTGACGGCACCCTGCCTCTCGAACCCACGCGCAACGCCGAGACGTGGATGAACATGCTCCAGATCATGGACAAGACTGGCCTCAACATGGAGTACAGCAGCGGCAAAATCGCAGAGGAAGCCATTAGAGCTATGGGCATTACCGACATGGATCGGTTCCGTATCTCCCAAGAAGAGCTGCAAGCCAAAGGCCCAAGCCCCAGCCAGCAACTCGCCCTGATGGAAAAGATGCGCGGAGCCAACGTCCAGCCACAAGAGAATATCGATAACGAAGTGCAGAAGGGCAACCTAATCCCCATGCGCCAAGGAGACCAGAGATGAGCAGCCAGCACCGAGCGCAGGCGGAAGCTCTCAGAAGCAGGGTTGACCCTCAGACGGCAGCTTTTATCGACGCGTCTCTAGGCACCTTAGACGGCGATATTCTGGAAGCCATAAAGGTCATTACGGACTTGACGGCACGCCACGAGAACCTCGTGCAAGCCCTAACTCTTAGGATCGTCGCTCTTGAGAGCAACACCATCACTTCCGTGGACGATAAATATTCTCTGACCAGAGAAAAGCTGGTCAGACTGATGAAAGACATGGGGTATTAACGAATGGCCATCACCACTCCAAAAGGCGAACAGATACAATTTGTCAGTTCTAAGTCTGGAGCGCACATTCTTGACACGTACCTAGAGGCCGCAGAAGTTGGCAACCGTCCGATTTACGACCTCTTACAGGATTTGTTTTCAAGCAGTGATGGCAAGCTAAAGACCGACCTGTTTGAATGGCATTACAGAGGTGCCCTACACAATCACACTATTAAGTCTCTAGCTTATAGGACTGGCACATATACAAACGCGCAAATTGATGAAGGCTGGCAGGTTGTCACTCCCTTCTTCAATGCGCGTGGTCTTTTCGACGCCACAAAGGTCTACCATAACTTTGATTTAGTCACGGTGACGAATAAAGACGTCTACATACATACAGGCTCTGCCGCTCCGTTCGGGGGCGGGCAATATGCCAATGAGGCTGCATTTATTAACAGCGCATCCAATGTCAAGTTAATCAACATGCAGCACGCTGCTGAATGGGCAGTGAACCAAGTTAATCTAGTGGACAATCACGACTATTCAGCCAAAGCATACGCGATTGGTGGCGGGGGCGTTACGAACACGCCGCTCGACAATATTGGCCGTGGGGGCGGCGCGGCCAAAGAGTGGGCTACTAAAACGTCTGGCACTGTTGACGGGACGGGTTACTCTGCAAAATATTGGGCGACACAATCCAACGTAGGTACGGTCGCGGGTATCAGCTCTAACATTACTACCGTTGCGGGTATTTCAAGCGCGGTCTCCACTGTTGCGGCTGACCCAGTTAAATCAAACATCAACACTGTTGCGGG